AGAACGCCGGAAACATCATAACGAGAGTCAGCAGCAACTGAAGGTATGTAAGGAAGTTCTACATAGTCAAGAGTGATAATTGATGGCTGGTTGCCACCAAATTTGTCTTCCTGGAACCAGTTCTTTGTGATATTGTAAGGAACCATACCAATTGTATTGGCACCGTTAGCCAAACCAGGTAAAGTCATTACGTTCACAAATTTCTTGGTTGTGAAGTCTTTTGTCGGGTTGGTTACACCAACGACCCTACCTTTAGGAATAACTACTTCAGTCATTCCAGCTCCGCCGTACTGATACTCAAAGAGTACGCCATCTCTGAATACGCTGGACATTGTGGGATCTTTGAACTTAGGGTCCAAGATCCAGTATTCCGCAGGAGACATATGGCCCGATTTAACCAGGGCGGTATGGCTTCTGCTACCTTCTTGTCTTTTCAATCCTTCAAAAAGTGCCATCTTAGAATTCCTCCTTGTCATTATATGAGAAACGTTTGTTCGATGTCAGTGCATCGATCACTGTTTCTGTAAAATCGGCCATTGTTGGCTCCTTTGGTATTTTGTTATTATCACCATGATTGTCGTCATCAATAACGACATGTTTGTCGTCCTGATTTGGCAATCCAGGGGAATTAACGCTTGCAGGTTGCCTCATAATCTTCTTGGCTGACAGTGTTGCTATTGAATCACTTAACTCTTTGGCTGATTTGGTTTTGAGTTCAGCAACCAAAGTTTCCCTGTCTTCCTGTTGGGCCTCACCTAAGAATATCTTATGGTCGACCACTCTTTGTGCTAACAGGTCCTTATTCATCATGGCGAGCTGTATGCTCTGTTTGCGATTTGCTTTCGCTTCCTCGTCTGCCACTTTAATTTCTTCCTTGAGAGCGTCTTCGGATTCCTTAGCATCACTAAGCTGCTTCTCAAGTTCCTTGATTCTGTCATTTGCAGCATTCAACTGATTTGTTAAATTCTGATTGTCAGCTCTCAAGGTTTCATTTTCAGCTTTGAGCCTATCTCTTTCGGCCTTAATAGCTTCGAGTTCTTCGTCCTTTTGAACGTCTTCTCCATCGCCATCCTGGCCATCAGCTTCGTCTCCTGCGGCTTCTCCTTCGCCTTCACCATCATTGCTTTCAGTGCCTTTATCTGTCTGGTCTCCGTCTGCAACGGGTGGAGTTTCGGTTTGGTCGCCATCAGCTTCAGGTGCAGTAAGGTTATCGATCTGGTTAAAGAGATCGCCTTCCTGGCTCTTATCCTTCAATTGATCCATTTGATTACCTCCTTTCCCGCTATCAGACTGCTGGCTATCTTTCTGATCAACTACTTTAACGTTGGTCTTCTGTGCCCAGCCGTCAGCAGGTACGTTTACGACGGAGCCTTCTTTGTACTCCATATCTCTAACATTCCACAGGCATTTCTGTCCGTTATACACTTCACCCTTCCAGTGGCCGCAGAATGTTACTTTACCGTCTTTCAGAATGTCCTTGCCGCATATACCGCAGCTTATATGGTTACCGGACGCTCCGATTGACATGGTACTATACCTACCATCGAGGAACTTTGGTATCGCATCCTGGTCTGTTACTCTCCAGGTTACTTCGATACAATCCCTTTCAGGATTAAGGCTGGACCTTTTGAACATGTAACTGATTACACGCCCCATTGGTTCTTCATATATATCATGATTCTTAATAAGAGGTTTTGGAAATGGGTTCATCCATGATTCCGCATCCTTCTCCATTGAATCTGAATGATATACTACATTATTTCGGTTCTGACCAGAATGTGTTGCTTCGAATGTTACGTCAATAGCTGCCGGAATTTTCTTCGGATCAGCCTTAGCTTCATCAGCTATCTTTGCAATATCCAAGTCATTGCCGTCTGCATCTTTGACTGAAATCTTGAAGTTAGGTTTGGCTTCGCCGCTTTCGACTACGGGAGCAAATTCAGAAGTCATGTCCCGAAGCTGATCGAGAGTAACCTCAAAGGTTTTGCCATTAGCGTCAGTCAGTATGTGCTTCATCAACTTGGCCCTCCTTTCCTTCAAAAAGTTTGGTGTTGCTTGCTATAAGATGAAGTTTATCTTCAAAGATATCAAGGGTTGTGCTGATTAAGTGTTTAGCTTCCTGGATATCGTGTGTAGCCGCTATGTATTCCATAATGTCGTCGTGTAATTGTTTGAACAACCTGGTGTAATATATTTTTGAAATTTCACCATTTTCACCGTATATTTCGTCGTTTATCTGGTAAATATATTTACAAGTGTTCTTGATAGCTTGTGCGACACCAGCAATATTTGCTTGGTCCTTCGAGGCATTGTATGCGGTAAGAAGGTCGTCAATAGCGTAACGTAAAATCTGGTATCTATCAGCTATCAGACGCTCGTACTGTTGGTTCGTCTGCTTCTTAGGTGACATTTTGGTGCCATATTGGTTAGTAGGTTTTTGTTTATTGTTGGTTTCCTTTGTCCCCTTAGTTGCGGACGTTCCTTCAGTAGATTTACTTGACGTACCGGTTGTTGTCTTTCCTGTAGCTTTAGCTACAGTTATATCAGCCTGAGCCTGAGCTTCAACCTTAGGTATCTCAACAAGTTGCAGATACATACGTGCCCTGTCTGTAATAGGATCACGTCCAAGCAAACTACGCATTTCGTCTTCAGTAATTGCGTTATGCTCATACTGATATATAGCATGAGTCTCGGCTTTAATTTGTCTATCAACATCATTTTCATGGAACACCAATTCGACTCTATCATCAGGATTCATTACAGGGTCGTATCCGCCTTCCATTAACAGTTCTTTGAACATAAACTCTGTAACAAACATCTCGATGGTTGACTGCATAGCCCTAACCCTGTCACCCATCTCGGTTGTCATATTATCCCCGGTGTTCCTATTAGCGGTATTCCCTCTACCAAACATTATAGCAGGTATTCCCATTCCTGAAAATACCCTTTCTTCAAAGTATTTTAGGTATGGTTCAGCATTGATTACTTGGTCGCTTGCAATCGGTTTTATGGTAACACGGTTGGTTGTGGCGATACCACCTTCAACATCCATGTTGTTTACTGTTTCTTGTACTTCTTTTACTTCTTCTGGGCGGCCGGGTTCTTCGTCAGTACCGACTGCAATATGATAAAAAGGATATATGCTTCTATACATTAATCTTAACACATTTTCTTCCGCTTGTCTCAATGCCCTTACATCATCCAAAACAGGCAGCAAGAAAGGTGTTCCGAACGCATTTCCTTTTTGCCTCTTGTACCAAATATGTATTATGTCTGTTGTCTTAAAGTTTACAGTACCACTTCCACTTGAGGATTGCTGTTGCCATCCCTTGACCGTTCCGTTTTTGTCACGTTTGACATACATTGTGGTGACATTCAAAGGGAAATATCCGACTACGGGTTGTAATCCGTAAAGACCTTGAACCTTGATTCCAGGAGGAAGCTGTGCAGGATCTGTCATCCTTGCTTTTGCTATGATCGCATTCGAGTATTTTACGATGTCTTCTGCAATATCCTGGAGAAGCTGTCCGGTAGGAATACCGGTTCCTTCAGCAATGAATGCCAGCCTTAATTTAAGATAATCGACGGCTTCCTGGTTCTTTCCGAATATCTCGTAGCCCTCTTTGAACATCTGGTCTACGTATTTATCCACGCCTTGACGTATGTACGAATCCGCAGCATATCCGGCGGTTATACCGGAGAAATCATCTTCGGGAGGTTCAAAATCATTCGACGCTTCTCCGGTTCTTAACCCTAACCTCTTAATAATCCCCTTTACCAGGTCCCTTGCCTTGCCGGACCCACTTGAAGCAGTCTTAGTGGAAGGTGCGGGAGCGTCTTGTACCAATATATTATAAAGTTTTCTTGCAGCCCATACTTTAACTCCCATTACCCTCACTCACTCCTTCTCTTAACCTACTGCATTGTTGTCATTGTTAATACTGGGATCTACAAGTATAGTAGTTGAGGATGTTATGTTGGCTGTCTTTGCTTCGTTCGTATCCTTAATGGATTTTATAACGTTCAGCAAAGAATGGAGTGTATCACTACCGAAAGAGATCAATATACCGGCGATAACTTCATTCACATACGGTGGAACTTTAAGTCCAACATTGAACTGCGTTTCGGTTATCAGACAAAACAGAATACTGACTGCAAGTACAAGTATCTGTTTTACGTAACCTGGTATCTCTTTCTTGGTGTAAGATGTGATACCCAACTTTACATACTCAGTGACCCTTTCGACTGTTCCTGCCAATACAAGCAATAACGATAATTGTGCAGTAAACATGTCAACCAAAGCATTTAAGTTTTCCATTGAGAATGAACCCCCTTATTTATTTATAGAAGCTCCATTCTTCTCTCCATCCCACTTGATAGAGAAACCGAGAGCTTCAAACAGCGGGCGTAACTGTCCGCATGTTCTCCCTTCTTCAAAGTACACAATAGCCGGATTCTTCTCTATCCTGGTGATTGATACATCTCCGTGAGAGTTCACAGATACGATGATAGTTCCTTCAGGATTTATGAATCTTGCTGTGCTGGACGTAGAATCCCATACAACAGCCCAACCCATCTGTACAAATATCTCTTTTAACGGAGCGTATGTCGACCCATCTGAAACCTTTGGTTTGACTCCAGGGAATTCAACTTTTTCTCCGTTTACGTATACCGTTACCTCTTTCTCATGCAGGCTTGCTATTTCTACAGGTTGTTTCAACACTTCGGCAAACATCTTGACTATATCGTGACCATAAGTGACTCCCGGAACAGCCCATCCTTGTCTATCGTCTGTCGCACGGAAAGCGTTGTCAGGATTTTCGTCCCTTCCGAGGTATTCCCATACTGGTGCTCTACCTCTTTTAACATCACTAAATCTTGAATCAACGCAAGCCTGTTTTAATGGTTCTGTAGAAGCATATGCCTTGAGATGTTGGATCTGTGCTCTTACTCCAGTTCTTGCGTCAGGAAATTTATTTCCGACAGGAACTCCGTCAGTCCCGATCTGTCCTGTAACACCAAGCCCGGAATAATTATTCCACTCAGGTCTTGCCAGACCTGTAAAGGCAAAGAACGCCGTTTCTTTACAGCTCTGACAAAATGCAATATCTCCACGTACACCTTCTGCTTCACCTTCTTCAAGGAATATCTTACAGAGTTCATACAGTGGAACAGATATTTTTGGTTCTTTGTTATGTATTAAGGCATATGAGTATAACTGGTCCGCTGTGGCAACTTGTTTGCCCATGATCGGAGTACCTTGAGCTTTTGAAGCAGTAACTGCTTCAAGGTAACTTCCGCTTGCGTATCCAGTGACGCCGTTATACGTTACAACATACCATCCGTCAACAACGCTTGTCGCCTTTACTACGGCCTCTTTAGGCATTGTTGCGATGACTTTTCCGGATACAGGATAATCCCTTAGATTCAATGCGGAAGCTGTAACTTTCATTGTGCCATTATATGGTTTGACGGCAATGTCATTATTCGATCCCATATATTCCTTAACCTTGGCAACAAAGTTTGCCCAAGGATAGTATTCAAGCCATGTTACTTCCGTCTTGGCTATACGGTCAAGTTCGGATTTCATACTGTTCCATGTCGATTGATTGATCATCATTGCAGGACATAATTTCCCGGTAATGTCATAATGACGAAACAGCCTGTCAATTCCAAGCCCGTCTTTCTTTAGAATGTATGCAGCTAATTGTGCAGCATTGTCAACAGCAGTTTGAAAATCGGATTCGGGATTGATACAGATTTCGATACCGTCAAGACAATAATTCGGCGATCCGCCAATTTTGTCTTCGATACCAGCCATATACGTATCGGCTCCAGCATGAGGAGCGTACTCATCAGATGGGATATATTGAACAATATTCTTGTCGTCTACATAATAATGGGCAGCACCCCAAGTAAAAGGACGGCTTGTATTGGCGTTACCTTTAGCGTCCACTTCATACATTTTGCCGTTTACTCTTACACCTTTACGGGTAACGTAAGATTTATGTCCCCAGGCACCAGCACCTCTGCCCGGACTGGCAGTATAATGGATAACAACGCCGGCACGATGAGTCTTCTTCTCGCCGGTTCTGTTTCCAGTGATAGGCATAATAGCCTGTTGGATTGGTAACATCTTGGTTCCCCCTAATATAAGATGAGGCGTTTTGTTTGTTTGCCCTGTTACAATTATATCATAATGATTTTTGCATTGTAAAGGAACTCTTATTTCTTGGATTTTTTGAAGCTCTTTGGCCTGTTGGGAGTTAAGATGCAATATGTAGTAATACCCATTGCTTCAGATTTCTCTTTCGTGATCTTGCGTGTGCAAGTAGAATATATCTGACAATAGCAGCACTTGATCTTAACTGCTTTTGACATCAATTCTTCACGTTCTTTTTTCTTTTGGTTTCTTCTCTTAACAGCCATGTTGTAACCCCCTTAAATTACTCTGTCCGTTATAATAATTTAAGACATGAAAATTACCCCCAAAGGGGCCGACAGGTCCCCGTGGGAGTAACTTGCGTCATCACTCAGTACCGTGGATGATGGCTTCAAGTTCGATCAAGTCGTCCTTGTAAACCTTATCAACGAATGTAACAGTGATTGTGTTGCCGTTTACGGAAATAGTGTACTGCTTGCTTGCACCTTTTCCAAGCTGTCTCAAACCGTTTACGTATATAACGTATATGTCGGAGAGCTTAGGGGTGTCAAGAGCGTCTACACCACCGAACACAAAATCAACAGAAGTGGCTTCGTCAGCTATGATCGAAGTCTCTTTGATTACGTGAGCATGGATTCTGTTGCCGAGTTTCAGCGTACCGTCATCGTTCAGGGCTACATCAAGTCTCTCGTCAAGAGAAGCCTTGTTTCCTCTTGAAGCGATAACTTCGTCAATGATGCTTGGTGCTCTTACTCCGCTGTTGTCTCCGGTACCGGATGTCTGTTTCTGCAACTCCTGTACAACAGAGTTTCCGTTGCCGAAGAAGTCAGTTCTTGCACCGGTATTGTTATACACATAGGAGTCACCAAACAAATCCCTACCTACCTGATTCAGGTTCAAGTGAGCCGTTACATCAGCAGCACCGTCAACGAACCTCTCGTTTTCGAGGAAGTTCTCAGGAATGTCTGCCAACGAGAATCTTTGAGGATACAGGATGTCAATTGTTGCTCCGTCAACAAATGTGTATGCAGCTTCTGTTCCGGATGACTTGCTGAAGAACTCCAATGTATAGGTGTAAGGTCCAGTACCGTTTACAGCAGTAAATCTGCCGTAAACTTCAGAGACTCCGTCGTTTACCGGTTCTCCGGTAGCTTCGTCTCTGATTTTAACGATACTTGTGTTGAGGACAACACCTTTACTATTGGCATCAGCAGCAGAAGGAGCAGAAAGTGAAACGTCTACAGAAGTTGCACCAGCAGCAACTGTAACGGCATCTTTCTGGACGTAGTCAACAATAAGTTTTGTCTCCAGGATCTCCGGAGCGTGACTCGGGAAGTTGATGTCAAGAACAGCTTCAGTCAATTTGCCCTGAATATGAGAGTCTTTGATCTGATTGTTCTTGATCTGTTCGCCTCTGATTTGCATAAGTGCCATATTCGTTTACCTCTTTACATGAAATATGTCCGGCCTATTTGTTATAGGCCCTGTAGGAATTGCGAGTGTTTTGTTTCTCACCTACAGTAGATATGTAATCCTGCATGTACATCGCCTCTACCTGCATAGATTTATACATGTCAAGGATTGTATCGCTAACACTATTATACAATAAATTCAGGGATTTCACCATCTTTGTTTTAAGAGCCGAATCTCCCATATCTGCTATGGTTTGAACCGATTCCATTGTCGTAAGAAAATCCCTTCGCTTGTCGAATATCTTTGACACGACATCTGCCTTAGTGTTACTATTAAGGTTCTGTCTCAATTTTACTTTGTCTTTGGCAGTTATGTCAACATCTTCCTCAAAGACTTTTTCCAGTGTAGCAGTTATCGCCATACTTGGCGTATCTGAAGTAAGTTCAGGAGAGAAGTTTTCATGTGCATCAATAGAATCATTGACTATCTTCATACTGTCCATGATGTTTTGTGCATGAAGCTGAACAATCTGGTTGATCTGAATGTCGATATACAATGAACCATAATTGATGCTGGAATTATCTCCTGCCATTTCTTTCTCATATAGCTTATTGTAATTTGTCTGGTCAATCTTAACGGCATCTTTCATGTCAAGCTCCTGTCCGTAATTCATTAGTTTGAAAAAACTTGTGAATGCCGCTAAATCGTCAGCAATCTTCTTTATCGGATAATACAGTTCAGCCATAAAGTTGCCATTAATATCAGACGCTATCGGATCTTCAAATGCATCGACTGTTTCAAGATCATTTGCGTCAACAGCTTCTTTATATTGTGAAAATGTAATCCCATTGGATGTCATGTCCTTAATTCCTGCTGTTATTCTGTCAAGCGTGGCACTGACCGCCTGTGTGGCCTGGTCGAGTTTACCTATGGCGACAGATGGAAGATTGTCTTTTAACTGCTCCAGGGAGGGGGAAGGAGAGAACAATGCCTTTGCAATGTTCGGTGTCTCCTTCTCCAATGTTGACATGATATTCTTCTTTGGATTTAAACTGGGCCTATACTCCAGTAAGTTTTTATCATGCATTAGAAAGTCCTCCTTATTGGCATTGCCATTCTCCTGTTTACTTCACGCCTTGCACTGTTATACATGCGATCACTTATATAGCCATTCTTGTACGACGTTCCAAGAACAGTAATAAGGTTATGGTTCTTCTTTGACTCCTCGGTTCTCGGTTTAACTTCATCTTTGATGTCAAGTCTCGGAAGGAGTGCACAGCGGTTCTGAGTAACCCTCTTGAGTAGATCACCGTATTTCTGTTCAAACATGAACAACGCCAGGTTAACTGCGTCAACAATATGTTCATTGGTTTCAACAAATGTCGGAGTGCCATCAACACCAATACTCTTGATCCTGTAATCCTCAAACTGTTTGATTAACTTCTTGTCATAAGGATTCAGCATAATCGCATTACGCTCGAATACGATGACAGAGTTGTTAACCATGAATGGCTTGATCTTCTTCTTGTCTTTCTTTAATGTGTACGGGTCACGAACATCAATCTTCTCTGAGAAGTTGACTCCGACAACCTTCTCATGCAAACCTGTTAAAGGATGCTGCATGCCATACTTATGAAGAAGTTCAACCTGGGTCTCTCCGGAACCACGGTCTACTGCAATCCAGTCAAAGTCATAGATGTCATTGAGTTCTATGATCTTATTGACAGCATTGGTATAGGTAAATTCCGACCTTGGTATCTCTACCCTGAACAGTATCTTGAACGTAGGTGTTACAATACCGTTCTCGTTTGTATGTTTTCCGTCAAGTTCAATACATACCATATTGGTCGACGCACCACGTTTATCCCAGTCAACACCAAGTATTCTCGGACCTGTTCTTCTTTGTGACAGGAATATATCCAGTTCTTCCGCAGTCATATCGGTTGTGTACTTATGACCAGTCCTCAACCCTTCATTTACAGCCCAGTCAATATACTTCTTCTGATATACTCCAAATTCCTCATCACCAAACTCAGCCATAACCTCCTGTGCATAACGTATCTCGGTAAGTTCGTCCTTTAAGTCTTCCAGGTATGTCTGTTCGGTATCCGGGTTGATCTTTAAGAGTTCTTTGTTAACTGTTGACGGAGCGTAAATTTCAATCCAGCCGTTTCCTCGTGTCTTTGTCTGTTCGTATCCGGTAAAACAGAAATTATCGATATCGCTCTGTTTCGGTGCAAGTCTTAATGAAGCACCGGTACACCACTGGTAATACTCCTCACGCTTGCCGGAAGGAGTTGAGGCAGCAATGATTCTGATTCTATCAGGAGCTTCGTTTCTAATGTTGATGATATTGGTTATTTCGGAAGAACCCATGTAGTCAACCTCGTCGAGGATGATTAAATCGGCCCTCTGACCACGAGTAGAAGCAGCTCCTGTATTGTTTTTGGAACCTGCTGTCAAACCTTTTATAATTGTGCCGTTAGTGAATTCTATCCTGTGGTGGATATCCCTTGAGATACATTTTGACAGTATTGGAGATGAGTCGATTAACTGATGTAACCTGTCAAATATCAGGTCAACCTGTTCTTCGAACGGTGTAACGATAAGAATATTATACTGGTTGTCATTAGGACCTTTGTTCGGCTGAACATATCCATACCACAGAATCAGGAGACACATGCACTCCGTCTTACCCAAACGACGGCCAAGACGGAGTACAAGTTTCTTTGCGTCCTTACCGACTTCAAGAATGTCATCCTGATAATCCCTTGCATCCCAACCAAGATATACTTTACCGAAAAGCACCGGGCTCCTTAATACAAGGTATTCAAGTATTTCATTGTCAGGAAACGACGTTGCCTTCTTTATATCGTTAAAGTTCCTGGTGATCTCGGGGTCAATAGTCTCCAGTTCTTTAAGCATTGCCTGAAGCTCGGCGGTATCCAGGTCTGATATCAATACAGCATCAAAGGCCATTTGCGTATCTTGCCAATGTTCGAGCTTCAGACCCAAGTACGGATCTGGTATTTAGTCTGTTGTTCTCTATCGCCTGGACCCCTCTTTGCCTCATCGTATAGGCGTTCTGTGTATCGGTATAATAACCTCCAAAATTTGCACGATAGGCTCGTGACTGTCTTGCTGCCTGACGTTGACCTCCTGCCGCAGCTCCTTTAATAAGAGATGGAGTCAATTCAGATATTATCATTCCTGCTTGAACCCATCCCATTCCGGGAATCGCCCACATGATATTGGATGCTACAGCCTTTA